TATATAAAAGACGTTGGTATAGCACAAGGACTAGAAGATGCTTGTGTGATTATCGATGAAACAATAAAAGAAATAAATAGAGAGGATGATTAAACATGTCTCATCAACATGCAATATACACCGACAGTTTGACCAAAGCAACTATCGGTTCACACCAGTTACCAATACCAATGAACTGGAAAATTTTAATTCAACCAAATGAAATAAAAGCAAAGACAAAAGGTGGCATCCTTTTGCCTGATAAAGTCAAAGAAAATGAGCAAATACTTACTGCACATGGAACAGTTTGTGCGATAGGTGAACTGGCATATCGAGATAGAGATACAGGTCAGTCGTGGAGAATGACTAGATTACCAAAGATTGGTGACCAAGTTACATATGGAAAATATGCTGGTCAAAAGATAGTTGTTCAAAATGTTAGATTTTTACTTCTGAATGATGACGAGATTACAGCAATCTTGCCTGACGAAGTAGAAGTAACTGCATACATTTAAAGGAGGTTTATCATGGCAGAAGTCAACGATGTAATGCAAGAAATTCAAGGTGAAATCGACGATAAGAAGAAAGAACTTGAAATAGAAGTGGTTGAAAACGAACCACCAAAGCAAGAAGTGAAGGCTGAAGAAAAACAACCAGAGGAAAAACCAGAGGAAAAACCAAAGCAAGAAAAATCTGAGGAAGATGCTGAATATGGTCGTAAAGTTCAAAGACGAATAAAAAGTGTATTGGCTGATAAAAAGAAAGCTGAAGAAGAAGCAAAGCTATATAAAAATCAACTTGATGATTTGCAAATGAGATTAAATCGACTTGAAGAGGGCAATGTAAAACAAGCTGAAACTAATTTTCAAGAAAGATATAATCAAACTAAGAAAGCACTTGCCAAAGCTATTGAGGAAGGTGACACAGAAGCACAGCTTAATTTTACAGAACAAATGGCTGATATGAGATCTGCTTTTAGAATTCAGCAAATGCAAGAGCAAGCAAGACAAAATCAATCAGCATCACCAACAGTAGGTAAAGCAGAACAAGAAGTATCAAATCCTGCACCACCACTAGCAATGAGATGGTGGGAAGAAAATACTTGGTTCAATGCCAAAGGTTTTGAGAGAGAGTCAGCAGTTGCCAGATCCATTGATGTTCAACTTGATGTCGAGGGATATGACAAAAATTCACCTGATTATTATAAAACTTTAAATAATCGTTTACGAAAGTTGTTTCCCGAGTTAATATCAGGAAAGGATGACGAAGTTGGCCAGAATAAGCCAAGAGTAAAAAGCAGAGATCCAGTCGCACCAACTGCAGGTGGCTCAGCTTATAAAGGCAACAGAGTCAAAGTAACAAGAGACGAACTTGCTATTGCTAGGGAACTTGGTATAACGGATGAAAAGGCATTAAAAAAATATGCAAATGAAATTCAAAAAACTAAAACAAGGAGTTAGTAATGACTGAAAAAAGAAATGTTCGTTCAAATGATTTAAGGATGTCAATCAGAGATGAGGAAAGTAGACCTCAAACAAATTGGCAACCACCAGCATTGTTGGATGCTCCTGACGCACGTCCTGGGATGGTTCAACGATGGGTCGCAACCTCGATTCAGGGTAAGGACACTCCCGACAACGTATACAAACGTATGCGTGAAGGATGGGAACCACGCAAAGCAGAAACTGTGAAAGGTCAGTTGTTTCCAACGATTAATCATGGTCAGTGGGCAGGTTGTATTGGCATAGAGGGAATGCTGTTGTGTGAAATGCCTAAGGAGAAACACAAATCTATGAAGGCATATTACAGTGACAAAAGCACTCAGCAAAACGAATCTTTGGCAGGCGATTTGGATGCTTTAGGACGCAAGGCAGGACAACCAATCTATCAAGAGAGGAAGAGTTCTGTTATGGGTGGCAGAAAAGAAGTTTCTGCTATGGATGATTAACACTTTAATATAAGGAGATAGCATTATGGCAAATCCAAATGCAGCTTATGGTTTAATACCAGTCCGTCATATGAGTGGAAACAGTCCTCGTGCAAACAAATATACTATTACATCTGGATTAGCAGAAAATATTTTTACTGGCGATCTAGTTATTCTTACAGCAGATGGTGTTATAACACCTCATACTGCGACCGAGACAAATAATATAGGTGTTTTTGCAGGAGTGTCTTACACTGCGTCTGACGGAAGTTACGTCTATTCACAATATTGGCCATCAGGAACAGTAGCAACCGACATTGTTGCTTATGTCTATGATGATCCATACACTGTGTTTAGAATTCAGTCAGCAGGTACACCTGCTCAGACAAGTGTTGGGGAATGTGCTGACGTAGTCGCAGGCACAGGCTCAACAACAACAGGTCAGTCTGGTTTCACATTAAGTGGAACTATGTCTAATGGAACAGCAACTTGCAAAATTCTTGGTCTATGGGAAGACCCATCCAATAGTTTTGCTCAATATGCACAGCTTGAAGTACTCATTAATGAGCACTTGTTAAAAGCTACTGCAGGAATATAGGGAGAGTAATTTATGTCTATGAATAGAGCACAATTTGCAAAAATGCTCGAGCCAGGATTGAATACTCTCTTCGGTCTCGAGTATGACTCGTATCCACCAGAATATACACCTGTATTTGATCAGAACACTTCTCAAAAAGCATTTGAGGAAGATGTCCTGTTAACAGGTTTTGGCAATGCACCAACAAAAGACGAAGGTGCTGCAATATCTTATGATACTGCAAGTCAACAGTGGACTGCGAGATATCAACACGAAACTATCGCATTGGCTTTTTCAATAACTGAAGAAGCAGAAGAAGATGGATTGTATGGGTCTATTGCCTCAAGATACACAAAGGCATTAGCAAGATCCATGTCTGCAACTAAAGAAATTAAAGCAGCAACGATTCTAAACAATGCGACAACTGCAGGTGTTTACGCAGGTGGAGATGGTGTAGCATTATTAAGCACATCACATCCAACTCAAAGTGGAAATCAAAGTAACACTTTGGCAACTGCTGCAGACTTATCTGAGACCTCATTAGAGTCTCTTTTAATCCAAATTTCTGATATGAAAGATGAAAGAGGATTAAGGATTGCTGCCCAAGGCACAATGCTTATTATTCCAACAGCATATACTTTCACAGCAGAGAGATTATTAGAATCTCAGCTAAGAACTGGCACAGCAGATAACGATCTTAATGCTATCAAATCTGGTGGTTACTTGCCACAAGGTTATCACATTATGAGAAGATTGACTGACAGCGATCAGTTTTTCATCAAGACTGATGTGCCTGATGGCATGAAAATGTTTCAAAGATCCCCACTTAAAAAAGGTGTAGAGGGAGACTTTGAGACTGGTAATGTTCGTTACAAAGTTCGAGAAAGATATTCTTTCGGTTTTACTGACTGGAGAGGAATCTTTGGAACAGAAGGTGCTGCATAACAGTTCCTCCAGTGGAGGGAGAAATCGGGTCTCCCTCCAAACTTTAACCTTGACAGCGAAAGCTGACATTTGCCAAGACAAGGAGAATAAAAATGGCTAAATCAACTTTTTCTGGTCCAGTTGTATCAAATAATGGATTTATATCAGCTGGATCAAATAATATTGTAAATATTACAGCAGACACAACATTAACATTTAATGACCATGCAGGTCGTATCATTGAAGTCAATGATGCAGATGGTGTGATTACATTACCATCAATTAAATCAGGCGAATTAGGTGCTAAATATACTTTTTTTATTGGTACTGCTATAACAGGAAAAATTAAAACAGATGGCACTGATAAATATGTTGGTTCGATAATGGTGGGTGTTGATGATGGTTCGAAAAAAGCATTTGTTCCAGGAGCAACAAACGATGTTATTGATATGAATGATGGCACCAAAGGTGGTAAGGTTGGATCTTTTATAGAGATAACAGCACTAGCAACTGCAGAGTATATGGTACAAGGTCTTTTAATAGGTTCTGGTTCAGTAGCAACACCATTCGCAGACGCATAATAGGGAGGATTAAATGGCTGATATTACATCAAGCACTATTCTTTCTGAAAACACTAGAGAAATTGTAATGGCATTTCAATATCAATATGTTGATACTGGTAATGAATCTGCAGTAACTAAAGTCGATGTTTCTACGTTACAAACAAATGCTAATGGTGATGCATGTACAGGTGTTAAAATTTTAAAATGTACATGGGTTGTTAAAGGTATGACTGTGCAAGTTATGGCAGGTGCTAGTACAAATATAATTATGCTTAATCTTGATGAAGGTCAATCTGGTGAAGTAGATTATAAAGAATTTGGTGGTTTGCCTAATACAAAGCAAACAGGCACAAGTCCAACAGGTGATATAAAATTTACTACAACAGGTGCTGGTGCTGGTGATTCTTATCAAATTGTTTTAACAATGAAAAAGAAATATGGATAAGGTGAACTATGGCAACATCAGGAACAGTTACTTTTAGACCTAATGTTGAGGAAATAATAAATGAAGCATACGAGAGATGTGGTCTTGATATCCAAACTAGAACTGGATATCAAGCAGTCTCTGCAAGGAGAAGTTTAAATTTATTATTTTCTGAATGGGCTAATCGTGGAATTAATTATTGGACAGTAACACAAAGAACTTTAACTTTGGCAACAGGCACATCTTCTTATGATTTGCCTGCAGGTCTTTTAGACTTATTAGATGTTGTCATCTTTGACAGTGCAGACGCAACAAGAACAGATACTATTATAAACAGAGTTACAATCTCTGAATATAATCAAATACCAAATAAATCAGATACAGGCAAACCAAATCAATATATGCTAGATAAAGGTAGACAGTCTGGATCTAATAATATTTATAAACTTTTCTTGTGGCAAACACCAGATAGAGACACTTATAGATTGAATTACTGGTCAATGAACCAACTAGAAGATATCACTGCATCTAACGAAGATACAGACATTCCTTATACGTGGACAGAATGTATTTGTGCAGGATTAGCATCTAAACTGTCTGTAAAATTTGCACCTGATAAATTT